TCGTATTTTACGATATCAATTTCACTTTGTATCTCATATGAATGTGATTGATAATAAAAATTATCCTGTAGGACACTGTTATATCCTAATAGATTTTTTGATCCTGAATAATAAGGAGAATAATCACAAATTACATCATAATAAAGATTTCCATTAAATGATGTTCCTTTTTCGGTTTCTATGTCTATAACATAGAGATCATTTAATTTAGATTCATAATTAAATCCAAAACTTATAGGATCTATCTTTAATATTTCTCCCTTTGGTCCTACTTCAGAAACTCGAGCAAGATATCCTTTTCCTTTCGTTCTGAGCATTCCAGGAATTCGGAAAGAGAATCCAAAATCTCTAGAATCAAAAGTCCAATATTCTTCTGGAAAAGGAGAAAAACTAAATCCATCCAAATCGTATATTGTTGTATCTGTATCTGGTAAATTATTTAAGTATTGATTTAAAGTTTGCCCATCAATATTGCCAACATTCAGTTCTCCTTCTGTCCATGAACTGTAATCCTGACTTCCATAAAAAACACCATCAACAGAAACATATTGCACTGGTCTTAATTTTATAAAATCGTTTACTTTATAATTATAACCACCAAAAACAATTTCTACATTTTTGGGACAATATGCAGTATAAAATTCTAATCTTTCATTTGCTCCTAATATAATAGTATCGCAATATATTTTTCTAAAAATATCAAAAGTTCCTGTATAGTCTTCTAAAAACAATTCAGCAACTTTATATTGATCTATTCTGTATATTTCAACATCAGAAACTTTAGCATTTGCGACTCTGTTTCCGTTTTCGTCCAATTGGTATATAAATCTATTGTTTATTTCTGTAGATAAATTATCATTAAATGAATATATTTTTATACTTTTTCTTTGTGTCCATCTTGAAGAAGAAGTTTTTACTATTTTTTCTCTTGGATATTTTATATCAATTTCTGTATCATATAACATTCGAAATAAGAATTTAAACGAATCAAGAGTACCCTTTGATTCGTAAAATCTTTTAATGTTTTTTATGACAACATTTAAATTTAACGGATTTCCTGTTTGTCTATCAATACCTAATTTTTGTGGAAATTCTGATAAAAATTGTGATCTAAAATAAGATTTAAAATAATCGGAAGTAGTGTCTATGTCTATAAAATCTGATTGTGCATAAGGAACTAAATATGGAACATTTGATGTTTCTAAAAACTTATAATATTTTTGTATAAAATTAGTGAAAGATGCGTAATCGTCCTTAATAAAATCAGGAATCGACATCTTAGAAAATAACGACATTGGAGTAATAGAAGCAACGGTTGCTTCTCTTACTTCAAATGTCATTCTGTTTTCGGTATTAATTATTTTTTTATTATTTTTGTTTACAGCATAATATATAATTTCATTTTTTCCTATAATTAAATTGTCTATAGAAAAAGATCCATAATAATTACTGTTTTCGTATTTTTGTCCATTTACTAAAAATAAAAATTTATTAAAATTAACATCAGATCCTGTTGTTTCATATCTTACAACTAAAGATTTGGTAAAAATTATAGAATCAGAAATAGGATTTTTAATATTAATTTTAATCATATTACTTATTTCTATAAGGTATTAATTCTTCTGTAATAGTTAAAGAAGTATCTGATTTTGTGTTAAACTCAAGAACTGTTTTCTTTGATGCAATAATATCTTTGTCTCTAGGGATAACATATAAACTAATAGGATAATTATTAATTAAAAATGTAGGATTAAAATTATTAAGTGAAATTTTTCCTTTTGTATAATCTATAATTCCTATTTTGTTATTAATATAAACTTTTTTGTTTCCTGTAGTATAGTAAAGCATTATATTACCATTTCCGTCATCCTCAAGTCTACAATCACGGTCTACACCAGAAGAATCAAGATAACCAAATAGATTAGATGTTAAAATATTATTATATACAGAAAAAGGAGAAAATAAAGGATTAGAAAAATCAAAAACATAATTTAATGACGTTCCAAAATTTGGTATAAATTGTTTTTCCAAAGTAATAGAAATATCATTTGAAATAATTGATTCATCTATATCTTGTATTTGTTCTATCAACTCTGCTGAATAAAAATCAGCATCAAAAGCTCTAATATATTCAGAAAAGAAATTATCAATTGTATTTTTTATATTTGTTTTTATATCTGTTATTGATTCTGTTTTAATAGGATCTATTTTAACATTCATGTTTATATTTAAGTATATTGTATTTGGATCAACTATTTCTACTAGCGTCCCAACAATATTTCTTCTTGATGTTAGTGTAGATATTAAATTATTTTTCTCAATATTCGATAAAGATGCTCCTGATATTGGTTTTGCTGATATAAAAACTTTTCCATAATCAGGAGGATCGTTTTCTTCTCCTCCCCAAACAATAACGTCTTGTATTTGTGGATAATCTTTTAATATTATATTTTTATAATCATTTTTTGTGACCGCTCTTTCAGAAGTTGTATAATTTCGAATAGCATTTTTTTTAATATTATTCTTTTCTTCTTTTGGAGAGCCGCCATAAGATGGTTGGACAACTGTTACTGTAGGTGTATTAGAAACCGGAGGAGAAAAATTATTTCTACTTAAAGAAAAAATAGTAGAAGAATTTACAGTGCCGATACCATTTGCCTGCTCTCCTTCTGTCTGTAGAATTTCTATTCTTATAACACTAGAATCTCTTAATTTTTCTCCCAACAATCCATCTCCGAAGGATATTTCAAGGAATCCGTCTGAATTTTCTTCTAAGAAAAACACTTTACTATCTTCCTTTATTTCTGTAATATTTTTTACAACGGTAAATAATTCTTCGGTCGATGAACTAGGATCGGGTTGTACCTTAACAACTAATGTACTAGAATCTACATTCTCATATGGAATAATAAATTTTTGCGTTTGGTTACTTTCATCATAAACAAATGTATATGTTTTTACTATTCCTTGTTTTATAAGAATAGATCCTGATGTTTTTAAAATAGATGTTTCAGAATTTACCGGAGAATTTATAACATTTGTAAAATATACATCCTCTAATACTTTAAATTCAAATTCTTCTCCATTTTTTGTTGCGAAAAATGATGTATATTTTGGAAGATAAAAAATATTAGGATCATTGATACTTGTTTGATATGTAATGTTAATTAAACAAGATGATGCTGTTATAGTTTTAGGTCTATAACCAAAATGTTTTGCCAAAGATACGATAGAAGATCTTTTATTTGCACTATCCATAAACATTTCATTAATTGTTATATTATTATAAAAAGCATTATAGTAGGTATTATAAGATAATATATCTAATAATACATTAATAGCAGAACCTTCAAAATTATAACCAGAAAATTCATCTTGCGTTTTTAAAAATGATATAAAGTTTTGTTTAATTCCTAAAATATCAGTTTCTGTTATTCTTAAATTTTTATTTTTCATCTACTTATACCAAATGTGAAGGATACGGAATCTGGAATAGGTGTTTCTCCTATGATACTATAATCTATAACAACATTTATTGTATTATTACTTTCTGAATAATTTACTAGTACAGAATTTAATATTATTCTTGGCTCATAGACTGCTAAAATATTTGATATAGATTCTTCTAACTCATCTTTGTCTATAGCGTTTATATTTTCAAACAAAAAATACTTTATACCAATATTAATATCATTTTTATAAGGTTTTTCATATAAATTTAAAAAAATTAGTGTTTTTATAGATTGTTTTATTGCATCTTCATTTTTAACTAAAGAAATATTACCAGTTACTGGATGAGGAAGAAAACTATAAGACAAATCTGTGATTTTTACTGATTTTTTCATCTTTGTTTATTCACTAAATTTTGAATTATTGGTAAGTATTTTTCTTTTATGTTATAAACATTTTCTTTATTTATATTGTCAACTTTAGAACTTGAACACCATTCTATACAAAAACATCCTATTACATTTCCATAATTTTTATGTGACCTTATAGGCATCGAATAAATCGCTAATGTGTTTTTTTCTTGTAAATATCCTTTAAAATTAGAAGATTTTAAATTATTTATATGAATGATTTCATCGGTATTTTTTATAATATTTTCAATTCCATCATAATTGGATAAAATATAATTTTGAGTTGTATCTGCATGGGATGATACACCAAGAGAACATGATTCATACGTCATAGAAAATTTTACAATAGGGACACCATTTGAATAATATTCACCATTATGAAATTCTATTATATAAGTTCTAGCACTATCTGTTTTTGCTCTAATTTCTGATAATAAATCATATATTAAATTATTTTTTTCTGTAATTTTTTCTATATTAAGTTCAAATTTTTCTTTAAAGATTTTAAATAGCTTAACTAACCAGTCTTTTAAAAAAGTAAGAACTATAAAAACAATAGTTAAAATTAAATAATTTATATGTTCTTTTAATTCTAATATTATATTTTCCAAAATTTTACCTTTACTTAAATTATTATTTTATTTATAGTTATTACAGGAAATCCTTTTTCTAAAAACAAATCATAGTTTTGCACTCTTATATAGTTTTCATTATAAATTTGAGAAAATAACTCTTCTGGTGGTGTTTCGGGTGAACTGGATTCTGTCCAATTTGTTTTTAATTCATCAACTTTAACATGAAATTTTCCACCTTTTATGTTAAATTTACATTCTTCGTTTGTGATCACATGAAACTCATTATCTGTAAATATTGAAAGATTTCCTCCGTTTGTTGTTTTATTTGCAAATAAATTTAATTGGGGGTTATTATTAGACGATTTTGACTTATTTATATGATCCCAGCCAGAACTTATATTAATATCCCCCATTGAGGATATTGTGAATTCTCCTTGTCCTGCTATTCCTGTTTGCATAATTGTTTGTTCTTCTGATCTTGATATAAAGTTATTAGATTTTAAAAAAATATCAGAATTCATTATAGTTGCTTGTTTGTTGCCTGTTAATTCCAAATGGGCATCGGAATTGGTCATATTTAACCAATCTAATTTTCCATTTATTTCTGTATATCTGTCTTTTTTTATTTTTGAAATATAATTTTGTCCTACAACAACTTCCATTTGTCCAGTAACTTCAAGTCTATAATTTCCATTAACATAATGTTTGAAATTTCCATCATGTTGACAAAGATTAACTTCTCCTTTTTTAGAGATAAAATTAACATCACCCTCATCTAAAATAATATTACAATTTCCTTTTTTTACTGTAATGTTTAAAGTTGAACCTTTTCCTAATTCTACATCTAAATTATATTCTTTATCTTCATCTTCTTTTTCTAAAGTTTCGGCACTGACAATTAGTTTTAATTCTCGATTTATTGTTAAAGTTTTAGCTCCCCAAACATGGGTACAATTATCAGAATATATTGTAGAAAAAAAAGAACCTAAAATAGTATGTGAACAATCCGCATTTGGATGAAATTCTATTTCAGATCCAGATTTATGTTGTAATCTTATCCTTTCACTTCCTTTATTGTCATCAAATTCAAAAGAATGTCCACTTTCTGTTTTTTTAGTATGATTAAATGGATATATTGTTGATTTTTTAAATAAAAACTCTTGGTCTGACATTTTAATTTCCTGTACAGTCGCAGTTCAATTCTCTTTCTTCTATTGGAACTCCATTTACTTTTCCATGAGAAGTTTCAGGCATGTTCCACCCTCCTCTTACTGTTTTTGGTGAAAAACAAGATGTTTTTTGAGAAGATGATACATCTGATGCACCAGAAGTTCCTCTTGAATTAGGAGAAGAAAATTCAGATTGTTCTTGTGATGCTCCTGATGCTGCTGATGTTTCTCGGGAAATATTATTATTCTGAATTTCCTGATTTGAATCAGAAAAAAGCAAATCAATATCTTGTATTGTTATCGGTCTATTAGATGCAATATTTAATAAATTTTGTATTTGCTCTATTGTTACTTGTTGAGATTGTATATTTAATACAGGATCACATTTATTTGTTGACATTGTAAAATACCTTATTCTGTGTTTTGTGTTTCGTTAAAATGTTCTTGTAAAAATTCTTCAAACTTTGCTAATATTTTTTGCAATAAAATATCATCAGAATAATCTTTAATTTTATTAGTATAAACACATTTATCATTTGTATTTTTTATCTCTTTTTTATAAGAAGAAAAATTTTCCATTATAGATTTTTTGTTACTAGTAAATAATAAATCTTCATTGTACTCTGCAAAACTTACCCTAGAAGTATTTGTGTTTTCATCTGATACTATTTGAGATTTTTCACTATCACATATTGCGATAGGAATTTCAGTATCAATGTGACCACCATCTTCAAGTTTTTTCTGTTTTCTTTCTACTGTGTGGTCAGTTTCTGTTGATATTTTAGAAGTTGAAATATTATTTTTATATATTCTTCTAGGAAATTTTTTCTCTGTATTATCTATTAATAAAGGAGAACCACCAGGAATAGGGACAGTATAAACATTTTCAGTTGGGGTAGTTGGAAAATTTTCTTCAACTGGTAAAAACCCATCATTATTTTCCCCATCAAATGAACCAACTGTATTATCAGAATCTAAATGTGGCTGTATAATCGATCCTATAACTAATAACTGTTGTGCTTCTTTATCGAAAAAACAACCCAAAACCCTAGATCCTAAAACCAAACCTGTTGGAGTTTCTCCTATTCCACTGTTATTTGCACTTGTAGAAGGCAAAAGAACCGTTGCCCAAGGAAGAAGATTATTTGGAATTTCGTTTATATCAGGAGAATGGTATCCAAAAATACGAACACGAACTCTTCCTGCTTGAAGAGGGTCATCTCGATCAACAACTATTCCTTCCCATAATTCCATTATTCTTCTCCTATCGAATCTTTAAAACATTGTATTTCACATGAATATTCATATATTCCCATTTTGTTTCTTTTTATCATATGAATAACAGATGTTATTAAAAATTTTCCACTATAATAAATATCTTCTTGTTTAATACTTTCAGGATCATAATTTAAAGGTCTTCCAAAATATATAATTTTTCCTGCTGAAATTTCATCTAGATTGGAATTTCCTGATATTTTAAATTTTAATCCTATTTGTTGTAATTGTGCTAGTTGACTCATTCGCCTAGATGCAACAAATCTTTCATTTCTTTGTCCACCTTTATTTTCATTGCAACAATACGAATGTCTTGAAGAAGTATACAATCTAGTCAAAGAAGAAGATGTTGTTTCTTCCCAAAAAGAAGAATTTTTTGGTATTATAAAATTTTCGTTTAAATGTGTTTGTTTATCCCATTCATCTCTTAAATCGTATTCAATATATTCAGACCCGTTTTTTAAAAATTTGTCAACGAATACTATTCCTGATTTATATGCACCACCAAAATGTGTTTTGGTTACTGGATTTGATATTGGTGTATGCTTGGATACCAATCTTCTATTTATGCTGTAATCATTCGAAAAATAATTTCCAAACATAAATCCTGTATTTATATCATTGCCAAATGAAGGAGGTTGAGAATACAATTCAGATAAACTTAAAAAATTATGATTCCCTTTTAAATCTTGCCAAAAAAGATAATTACAATCATTATTATTTTTTTCTCTTCTTGCGTATTTTGTTAAATTTACAATATGTTGAGTGCATGTACCATAAGGAAGAACAGTTGTAATACTGTCAGATGTCTCCTCAATATTCATTTTTAAGTTTATTTTTTTCCCTAATTTCCGAACAATAGAAGATATTTTTTCTTGTTGAAAAGAAGTACTAATTAATTTTTTTTTATTTTCTATAAAACTATTATGGAAAAATCTTATAACCAAATTCTGAGTTTTATCTTGGGTTGCAGATGATTCTATTTCACTAATAGAATAATCAGAATCATTTATTGATATTTCTTCTTGTGGTGTTTTTTCTTTTCCTTCTGCTCCTGAAAAAGAAAAATTTATTTTTGTGTCGTATGTTCCTTGTGTATTTACTTTTAATAAAAATCTAGTAGATGGGGTATCTTCTAAAACTATTACACCTTCAACAAAATAACTATATAAATTTTCAGAAAGATTTATAGTACTAATATAAGGAAGAATATCATATTCCTGACCATCAGGAGTAGTTATGATAACTTCACTGATATACGAAAGAATGTATTGATTTAATAGAGACATTTATTATTCTAATAAAGAGGAAATATTATTATCTGAAACATCAAGTATATTTTTAGATTTATTTATACCTTTCATGATCTTTCTATATTGCCTGTAAACTTGATCGATATATTCGGGCCTTATTAAAAGTATATTTCTTTTTTCATCATTTATTTCTAATTCGTAATTATAATTTGTAAAAACATATTCTTCTGATTCTCCGTTAGAATAACTTTCAATATAAGAAGGACCACTTAAATATACTTCAGAAAAGGGATCTACAATATCATTATTTTTTTTAAAATATTTTATAGAAAATAAATCATCATAAACTATTCTATAACCAGAATACAATGTTGTTAATAAATTATTATTATTATCATATAGTCCAAGACTAGAAGCAAATAAAGGATTTAAAGAAAAATTTATTTTTGTTTTTGTTATTAACTTACTAAAAGTTTTATTATAATTTTTAATTTCAAAAAATACATCATTATTACCAATATATTTAATATTTGATAAATTAATATTATTTTGTATTAAGTTTAAAGGATTTATAATTATAGAAGATGTTGAATATTTATTTTTACTATACTCTAATAAAACATTTTGTGGAATAGGCCATGACTCATGTAAATTTTGAATATTGTTTAGAATTAAAATAAACCATGAATAAGACGGTTTACCGTATAGAATTGTTGATATTGCCTCTGGTGTATCTTCATCTTCAATAAAGTAATTTTCTATTAAATTGCTTTTAATAAAATTATCAGTAAAATATATTTTTTTTAATATATTTGTTATTAAAATATTATTATAGATTGTTCCTGAATAATTATTTAACATATTTTACCTTATAGGTTATATTCTTCTTGAATTGTTTCTCTTGTAGAAAGAGCAGATTCTTGGAATGTTAAATTTAAGTCTATAATACCAGGACTTCCGTCATAATGACCAGAATATATCCCACCTTCTCCATATGAAATCTGATAATCTACTAAAAGACAACTAATCTTTTCTGTAGAATCTGGTTTTGTTGCTCTGCCCATTGAAAAAAGAGTTTTATCCGACCAAGTTCCTCCCCCTATATTTTTTGTCTTAACCTGAACAGTAAATCTTGAGGGATAGCCGGTCGCCCATCGTCTATCGGATTTTGCATACATCATTAATTTTAATTTATCTAAAAATTGTTGCATGTCATTTGCATTTTTTTGATCCAAAGGAACCAGTCTGAAATTTAATTGAATGTTTCTTAGATTTGCTGATCTAAATGCCATTTCAATATTTGGATTTAACGATGTAGAAGTGCCTATTGAGTATAAATTATAGAAGTCTTGGCCTCCTATTTTAGCGCGTAAAATAGTATCTGCACCTGTACTCCCAGAAGCACCAAATGTGTTACTCTGTGCTCCTAAAAATCCGGCGACTGCATTTCCTACATCTTGACCTAATTTTTTTGCAAAGTCAATACCTGATTCTGCAGCACCCACAAGAGGATTTTTTCCTGCTTTTACATCATTTAACCTTGCAATTTTTTCGGAAAGAGGAATACCTTCCCAATTAGCACTGTGTAGATCTAATATTTGTATAGGAGGGGGTAAACAGTAAGTTATTTTTCCTCCTGAAGACGGTGTTCCATCTGGATTTGTTCCATCGTCAAGAACACTTATAACGGTATAAACTAAAGCATCACTTGAATTTCCCTGTTCTACCAAAGAAGGAATTTTAATTCCTATGGAAGTAGAAGAAGATGCTTGTTTTTTTCCTCTATCAATTAAATCTTTTATTGTAGTTTTTTTCTGTTTTGCCATGTATTTTCCCTATAAATATATATATGGCATATAAAGGTTTTTATAAAATTAAAAATATACAGAAATATGTAGGAGATCCTACTAAAGTTATTTATAGGTCTTTATGGGAAAGAAAGTTTATGATTTTTTGTGATCATAATAAAAATGTAATAAATTGGTCATCAGAAGAAATAATAATACCATATTATTCAATAGTTGATAAAAAATATAGAAAATATTATGTTGATTTTTGGATTAGAATTAGAACAAAAAAAGAAATCAACGAATATTTAATTGAAATAAAACCATTAAAAGAATGTAAATCTCCAAAAATAAAAAATCCAGAAAAAATAACAAAAAAAGAATTAAATGAATTAAAAAAATGGAGTATAAATAAACAAAAATGGAAATATGCTTCAAATTATGCCAAAGAAAAAAATTGGAAATTTAAAATCTTAACAGAAAAGCATCTAAACATAAAATAGGAAAAATATGATACCACAACCACCTGCTGGATTAAACACATCGTCATATGGTAGTGCAATACCAACTTTTGTTAAGGAGAATGGTATTGCCAGAACAAATCGCTTTGTAGCAAATATTGCACCTCCCCAAGCAATATCATTGGGAAATTATTTATCGGGAATTGAAATAGAAAAAGCAGAAATACCTGCAATTTCTATACAAACAACAGAATTTCAATATGACCAATCACCAAGAATACAGATTCCTTTGATTAGATCCCCACAAGGCACAACAAATATTGCAATAAGATTAGACGAAAAACACGAATATAGATTAATATTCACAGAATGGCTAAGAAATATAATAGAAATTCCACAAATCCCTTCAACTTTTACTGGATATTCTAAAAAATATTATAACGAATATACAGGATCTGTTCAAATTATACAATTAGGAGTAGATGGAAAGCCAAAAGCAGGAGTAAGTCTTTTGGGTGCATATCCATTAGCAGTAGAATCTTTGTCATATGATTGGGCAGATGAAAATCAATATCAAAGATTGAATGTACAATTTGCTTATTTTGAATACTATGAATTGAATATATAAGGAAATAAATTATGAATTTACCTCAGTTACAAACACCAGTATATAAAACAAAATTAATTTCTAATAATAAAGAAATTTTATTTAGACCTTTTCTTGTAAAAGAAGAAAAAATATTATTAACAAGTATGGAAACGAAAGAAACTGATACAATAATAGAAAATTATATACAAATTTTAAAAAATTGTATTTTATCTGAAAATACTGATATTGAAAAACTACCATCATTTGATTGTATTTTACTTTTTATTGAATTAAGAAAAAAATCAATAGGCGAAATTATTGATATTTCTATTAAAGATCCAGAAATAAACAAATATTTTGATGTTGAAATGGATTTAAATAATATTAAAATTATAAACAAAAGAAAAAAAAATAATAATAAAATACAATTAACAGAAGATATTGGAATTGTTTTAAAGTATCCCACTATAAAAGAGGCATTATCATTAGGATTAGAAAAAAACATTAATAATAATTTTGAAAAAATATCAGATATTTTAATTAGTTGTATAGATAAAATCTATGATTCTGATAAAATTTATGAAATAAAAAATTATACAAAAGAAGAAATAATAAAATTTATAGACCAATTAACTCCTTCTATGGTATCTGACATATCATCTTTCTTTTCTAATATGCCAAAAATTATTTACGAAAACACATATCCTTCTCCTTTTTCACAGAAAAAAATCCAAGTAAGAGTTGAAAATTTTATTGATTTTTTAATCTAGGACTCTCAAGAGAGAGTCTAGAAGTATATTATAAAAATAATTTTTTGTTACTACAAAAATTCGGACACAATATAGCAGATATAGATTTCATGATCCCCTGGGAAAGAACGGTGTATCTAAATATGGTTAAAAAATATTATTCAGATTTACAAAAAAAGGCTAATAAGTAATGCGTCTTCCTGTTATTAACGATGGTACTGGAGGAGGCCGATCTGAGAATCCTGTAGAATCGGGTAACAATACTAAAGAATTAGGTAATAGTGTTGTAGAAAATGTTAATCCCGAAACAAAAGATGTCACTCCTGCTTCTACTGGAGGTTCTAATGATCTTAAACCTTCAGTGGTAGGGGAGAACACAAGTGCTGAAACACCCAGTCCTGATAGTGAACCAACATCACCATCAGATAGTGGGCCTATTGCAGCAGAAGAAAACAATGACAATTCAAATAACAATGAAGGACAATCTTCAGATTTGGGTGAAAAAGAACCTACTAATGCAGCCAAAGTAAAATCTTCAGAGGCAGATGAAGAAGAATCTTCAGAGGCAAAGCAAAAAGAAGAAATAGAGGATTTAGCAGGAGCTATAGGTGAAGAAAACGAAGAGAATCTAAAAGAGCAAGATAAACAAGACGATAAACAAGCAAAGAGACAACAAAATAAAGAAAATATAGAACAAACACAAGAACAAAGAAAAAATAATCAAGATGTACAAAGAGCGTCCTCTGAGAGAAGAGAAATCATAGCAGCAATACATCAATTAAGAGAATCCTTAACATCTGGAACAGGAAATAAAACAGAATCAAAAAAAGAAGATAAAAATATAGTTTCAGGATTAATTGGTAGTCTATTTCCTGGTTTATTAGGTTCTATGGGACTTCTTCTTCCAATGATGGGAGGACTTTTACCAATTGTGGCCATGATTGCTGGTGGAATTGGTTTAGGAAAACTGGTATCAAAACTAATGGGGACTGAACAACATTTGGGAATGGGAATAGATGCTGTTTCTGAATACTTTAAACATGGATCTATTACAGGTAAATACGATCAAATGAGAAAAACTAGTAGAGAAACTTTTTCAAAGGATCTTGGTCAAGCATCAGAAAACATAAAAAGTGACCCACTTGATAATTCAATGACAGCAAACACTGTATTGAAAACAGATCAATATATGGACCCTTCTCTTTTCTCTTCAAATGAAGTCAATGAAGATGGATCTTTTAAAGATTTGAAAAGAAGAGAAGATGCTTTTTCTACATCTTCTGATATTTTAGAAGGATTTAAAAATGCTTTAGATCAATACAAAGGGAAAGTCACCACTCCTGGTGGTAGAATAGTTTTCGGAGAAGTAATAAAACCATATGTAAAAGATACTTGGCCAAGATATGAAGCATCAATGAAAAAAGCAGGACTAGATCCCATAAAACACGCACCAGGAGAATTTGGAGAATACGCTGTAGGACTTGAAGTTCTGTATAATGAACTAAAAGAAGGAAAAAGTGATAAGCAAGTTTCAAGGGTTGCCCAAGTTATAGCACAAACAAAACCAAAAAATTGGGGATCAATGGGAGTAAATGTGGGAGATAAAAAAGAAAATATTACAGATCTTTCTCAATTTGAAAGTAAAGGGCAAGGAGAAGTAGACCCATCTACTGTGAATGTAAACACAGAATCATTAGAAGCCACACCTCAACAAACAGATGTTTCTACTTCTTCTATGAATTCATCAGAATCTTCTTCCAATACTACAAATGTTATGGTTATGACTAATCAGTCTTCTAATAGTCCAAAATCACCAGGTACTCCTGCACCTGCGTCAGAAGAAACAGCAGACAAATCAGAAAATTCCTATGTTCCTGGTTCACAATTATTAGCAGCACAAATAGGAATAGAATCAAAAGGTGCTACTTTTATGAGTTAAAAAAACCCTCGCATTTCTGCGAGGGTCTTTTCTCTCTCCTTCTTTATATATTAATCTTCTTCGGCAAGCCGAGCAAAGTAGGAAGAAGCATCTTCCTCTTCGATGTCTGATTCCTTGCTTTCAGGAATAGACTTTTCTTGCTTGCTCTTCATACGAGAAGCAAAAGAAGAATACTCTTCACTCTCAGATCCTTCTGCTTCTTCTGCAGTCGGAACCGAAACCTTCTTGACAGAAAGAACAGTGTCCAACTTAGTCTGAAGATCATCATAAGACTTGAATTGATCTTGACCTGTGAATTCCTTGAGAGCATATTGCTTGTTCCACAACTCTTCAAGATGCTCATCGTTTCCTTCAAATAGTTGTGAAGGAGACTCGAATTCGCTCTTGTCATAGTTTACATAACCTGCAACATCACGAACTCTGAGCTTGAAGTCTGCGCCCTTCCAGAAATCAAAAACATTGACAGGATCAATCTTTTCAAATTCATTGTCTTCTGGTTGCAACTTCTCCATGATCTTATCAAAGATCTTCTTTCCATACTTGAAGAGGAAAATCTTTCCTTCGTTATCCTGATTCTTAGGATCAGAAATAACAAGAATGTTTGAGATATAACTCAACTTACGCTTGCGCTTGCGAGCAATTTCCTTGTCCTTTTCAGAACCTGAGTTCCAAAGAAGACTGTTTGCTTCACAAACAGGACACTTCAGACCAAGTGTGGTTGGACAGTTCTCAATGAACCATCCGCCCGGTCCTTGGAAGCCATGAGAAAAGACTCTAGCCCAAGGAATATCTTCTCCTTCGACCGGAGGAAGAAAACGAATCACGGCAAAACCATTCTTTGCCTGATCTAGTTCTGGCTTCCAAAAACGATCATCTTTGTAAGATTCAGAACCCTTGTTGATCTTCTCGAGTTCTTCTCCTGCTCGTTGAGTGAGCAACTCTGTACGCTTTTTCAGATCCTTAAAACTCATTTCATGTTCTCCTGTGTACGTTGTGTACGGTGTGTGAAATCGATATGCGAAGTATACTCTGTATATAGGCCGCGTCAAGACTCAAACTGGAAGTCTTGAGGACTTGGGAAGAAGGTTTAGTGACTCTCCTTCGACTCTTAGTTTTTCTTTGATTGGTTTTGAAAGAAACTTTGCAATATATTCTGGGTCTGTGTTGGTATTTTCACAGAACACCATGATTGCTTCCATATATGAATATTTTTTGTTTTCTACTAATTTTTCTATTTCAGTGTTTATGTGGTTTTTCTCGCGTTTTTCGAATATCATTTGAGTTCCTTGATAAAGATTTTTCGAATTCAACACCATTTTTGCTAAGACCAAATAATATTTTACTGTTGTTATTATTCTCTTCTAAATTATATGTTGTTGATGCTATATTGTCAATAAAATTTATTTTTATTTTATCATTATCATAATTTTTTAGTAAATCTACTAATAAACAATGCTCTGTGCAATTATAATCAATAAAATATTTTTCAATACAAATCATTTCCCATTTTTTTAAAAAAGTAATACTTTCTTCTGTATTATTAAAATAAATACAACCAGCATATGGTATTTTATCTTTTCTATTTACAAAAATAATATCATAATTATCAATTTCAAATTCTTTAATATGTGAATTTACTTTTGTATCAGCATCTATCCAGACCATACTTTCTTTTAATTCTTTTAATTTATTTAAAATATAAGTTGGTTTATACAAATTTATTTTTTCATATTTTTCTAATTTTAAATTTTTAAAATTTATATTTTCTCCTATTAATTCATAATTTAATTTTTGTAAATTTGTTTTAAGATTATGAAAACATTGTTCATAATATAAATTATCTTTATCCATGTCAAAATAATAAGTTATAAATTTCATTTTAGATACTTTTTAATTATTTCTTTATCTCTGCTGCATCCATGAAATCCAAAACAATTATCAATACTTGTATTAAATTCATTATCATGCTCCAAAGAAAATTTAGCAGCCAACTCTACAGGACAAAATTTAATATTATTTTTAATCAATCTATCTCTAAATTTATAGCAGATTTGTGTATCTTCGTTAGATCCAGTATATGGAGTTTTTTTACATTCTTCTAATAATTTTTTACTTCTTAAACTAAATCCACCATTTCCTACTCTTTTATCAGAGTGAACCCAACCTAGACTTAAAGGCCAAGGCGCTCCTATGTAATCATAATTTAAAAAGTTATCATCCCATAAATTTGGATGTAAAATAAAACCATCTATTTGGTATAAAATACAATAATCTGTATCAACATATTCTGTTAATTTCCCCATACAAAATTTAGAATATTCTGAAATTCCATTGATGTTTACTTTTAATGTATTATATTTTTCAGATTTGTTATCTGTACCTGTCAATATTTTAATTTTATTAAAATTTATATTTTTAGATGAATAATCTGCTATTTTTATCAGAAGATTATATATTTCCTGATCATTTCTACCATCAATTCCTATTAATGTTACGTTATCAAGAATTAGCATAATTAATTTCTATTAACTCTATTTTTATTAGAAAAATTTTGTAAATGATATACATAAGAATTAATTTTTAAAAAATTATATCCTTTAGATGGTAGAATTTCATCAATTAAAATTATATCATTTGGTGTTGGAAATTTACTTTCATTTGGATATTCTATAAAAGTATCTTTATTAAACGATATTGGCATATACCAACCTTTTTGATTGTCAATATATTCTTTTGTTTTTATTTTTTGTTTCATTGCCCAATTTTCAAATTCAATTCTATTAAATTTTTCTGGAGTTTTTCCAAAATCTTTTTTAATGTTTTTATGAGATACTCCAATGACACCAGGTTCTACTAAATAACCTGTGCATACATTTTTATTATTTGTATATTTTATATAATATTCATCCCAATTTTTTGATACAAACATATCATCATTTATTAATATTACTATATTTGTATTTGCTCTTTTCACTCCTTCATTATATGCGTAATATACATCATTACAATCAATTATTTCTATTAATTCATAAGAATATTTTGAATTATCATGTAACATTTTTTTGCATAAATCGATACATTCACTATTTGATAGATATGGCAAAACTATAGAAAAATCATACATTTATAACTCCTTTTTTCCAACTAAAAGAATATCATCATATTGTTTATTTATTTTATTACCTTTATATAAAATAAAATTTAAATTAAATTTATTTGAATAATTTATAATTTTATTGGCACAATCTATGCTTTTTATGTCTTCTATTATAATATAACCATTTTTATTTAATTTTATATTATATAATTCTATAAATTTTATTTGTGATTCTAATGTATGAGGTCCATCATCTATGATGATATCAAATAATGGTAAATTGTTTAAAATATTTATATCGTAAGCATCTTGAAAAATGTAAGTAACACGATCTAGATTTGAATATTTGTCAAGTAATCTATTTGAATTTATATCTATACCATATATATTACCATTTATAAAATATTGTTGCCATAAAAATAAAGAGCCACCTGTTTGAATACCTATTTCACATAAATTTATTTTTTTATTTTTAAAGGGTAAAAAATAATTTTCATAAAAAATATCAACATAACTATGAGTTGAATTTTTATCTGTTCCTAAAATAGGATCGTTTAATTCTTTGTATTTGTTTAATATATTTAATAAACTCATTTTTAAATTTCTATGAATGGTTTAACTTTAATATAATCATAATTATGAACTGTTTCTGTTCTTCCGTTAAATTCTTTTCTTGGTTTTCCTTCAAATCCTACTGCAAAACATGTTTCTATTTCTTTGGTCCAATTTTTATCATTTTTATGTCCCCACGAAGTAACTTTTTGTATCATTTCTTCTTTTGTTCTAACCCAACTATAATGATGAAACATAATTTTGTTTTCTGGAGATGTTACATATTTTTTGCCATATTTTTCATCACTAAACCAAAACCATCTTTCTCCTCCTGTTAAACAAGAATTATCATCAATAAAATTAATATCATGAAATGAACCACAAAATTCATGTTGTAATGCTTGCCAATATGGTTCTCTATAATACCAATAACATTTAAAATTCATATGTTTGTATTTTTTGTGATCTTCTGAATTATTAATCCAATCAATAAATAAATCTGTATCAATAATTTCATCTACATCTAAAAATAAAATTTTTTCTACTTTATTTTTTAAAAATTGATATCCATATAATCTACATCTATTATGTCCTAATCTAGGATTAGAAGAATAACTATTTTCATATGGAAATTCAATATATTCTATTTCATTATATTTTTCTTTAAATTTATTTATTTTAGATAAATCTTGTTCTTTTCCATTAAACATTTTACTACAATAAGAAATAACAATATCATTACAAAAAGGTTTTATTTTTTCTACACAATAATTTAAAAATTTATGATCATTCACACAATAATTTATTACTGTTCCTATTTTCATATTAATTTTCCTTAATGTAATTTACATAGAAATAATCTTCAGACATCATCATATTTTTAATAATATTCATATTATTTTTAATTGATTTTTCCATAGAATCATACAAATTTTTACTTAATTTATTTATAATTCCTTTTTCATATTTAATTATACCAGAACAATCAAAATAATCACAAATATCAGGATCACCATAATATATTGGAACCGTTCCTCTTGCAAAACAGTCTGTTATTTTTTCTGTAAAATAACTAGAATAACTATCATTTTCAAAAACTACAGAAAACATATATGAATCAATTGCATCCTTTTTATCTCTATGACTACCAGAACCTTCTCCTGGTCTAATCGAACCATGTGCTCCACCATAAAGATCTAAATCTGATTGTAATTCTTTTGCTACTTTAAGCCTATATTTATGTCCATCAGAATAATCTTTCGGTGAACATATCATTGATACTAATTTTGTTTTTTCTGGTATAAAACAATTATTATTTCTAGCAAAGCACCAAGGTAAATTACTTCCAGCATATGTCCATTTAATTCTATTATCTATTTTACATAATTCTTTATCACAAGTAAACAGATATTTATATTTTGATAAAATTTTTTCTTTATTTTGTAATAATTCTGCTCTTACACGTTTGGCCATTCCTATAGATTTTGATTCGCATATCCATGCATATTTCTTTTCATGATATTCGTTTTTTATTCCATCTAAAATTGCACCATCAATATAAATCTGTATGTTTTGTTTTTCTTTACTCCATAAAAAATTTTTAGGAGTTAAAGTAGAACAAGACGAAGTACCAACATCAAAAGGAAACCCAAATCCTTGTATTTTTATCATATTTTTCTTCCTAATTTTTTATTAATATTTCTTAATTGATTATGTATTAATGATTTTTCTTTAAAAGAAGAATTTCCATTTTGGATGTATTTTCCATTACAAAAATCAATAAAATTATTTTTTAATAAAAATATAGAAATATTATTTTTAATCTTAGGAATAGTTACTAATTTTAATGCGTCATGATCCAATTCATATTTATTTTTTAGTAAACCTTCTTTACAATCATTAATCCAATTATCAATTATAAGATTAAAATTCTTACCATTTTTAAAATAAATAGGAGATGC